TAGAGATACTACCGATTCCTAATCAAACACAACATATTACTTTGTGAAATATGATTAACCACTTACTGGTTCAGCTGGTGTTTCTTCATTATTACTCTCACCATTAAGAATTTTTAATACTTCATTTGGTAATAGTAATGTAGCTTCATTATTCTCATCACCATATAATTTAGCTTCTAAAGCTGCTAATTTCTCAGAATCAACTTTAGTAGAATCAATAATTAATGAAGCAGTTGGTTTAAATCCTTTAACTTCAACAGGTGTTGTTGAAACTGACCAAGAGAATGTAATAGCCTCTGGACTATCATTAACTGTAGCATAAGCTCTTTCACTTGGTGAAGCTAAAGCACCATAGATAAGATGAATTTTGTATCCAGCTTCTGGATCAGCATCATTACCTACTTTAGTTCTATAGCATAGACCAAATGGACTACGTTTTTGTTGTCCAACAACTACTCCTTCTCCTAATGAACCTTCACCATTACAAGCAGCAAATTCATCTGGATACATATAAGCTTCAATAGTAGCTTTAAATGTTTCAGTTGACATTAAAGTCAAATATTTAATATTATCTGCCCATAAATCTGTTGGTTCAGCTCCTTCTGGTTGCTCAGAAACTTGTGTTAAACCATTCCAAGCAACACCTTGTCCATAAGCACCATTAGCATATGGATATAAAACACCATGATCAACACCAGTTTCATAAAATCTTTCACCAGTTTGATCCCATTTAATTTTAGTCATAAATATTTTTCCTCCTTCTTATTAATAATATATAGTTATAACGTCATGATTAAGATTATCAGCAACATAATGTCTGTCATATGACGTTCTTTCTAAACCCATAATTTTTTCGATTACAGGATTATCGGGTTTTTTATCTATAATATACAGTGTATACTGATTCATATTACGATAATTAAAGTTATCAGCTCTACCACTATTAATGCTAGAACGATTATATCTTATACATGGATAATCCATCTTAAGACTTTCAGGTGGTTGATAATATACATTATTGGAACCCAATAACCCAACAAGTATCTTATGTAGTTCTAAACGTCTATTCATTATACTCACCACCAATAGTTAGTACAAGTCTTGGGTACTGAACTTCGACATTTGTTATCTTCCATTTAGCACCCAAAAACCCTACATATCTCATTTTTTGAAAATTCGTAGTGGCATAAGGATCGGCTACGATACTAATACTATTACTAATCACTATATTATCATTGACACCACCAGATTGTTGATATCTAGAAGTATTTCTAACAATATCACCAAAATATGAATGTTCGACAATAGTTTCTTCCCATACACCTGGGGCGGTTTCTATTGTATCAGAAAATCCAATCGGTCCGTAAAACTTAGCCATTTTGAATTTCTCCTTTCAATAGTTACAAATTAACCTTGTGGTTCTTCGTTACTATTTCCAGCTTCTTTCTTAAGAACGATAGCTGAATAAGGAACTGTTAATGCTCCTGACATTCTTGTTTCAATCAAATATTTCATTTGGTTGTAATCAATATCGAAATCATCAAATAGATTAACATTTCCACCTTTGTCAGCACCAGCAGTATAATCATTTAAATTAACAATAATACCATAGATACCTTCATAATTTTCCATTTCAGGAATAGTTACTATTTCTTTAACACGTAAAGCAGTAGCTAGTTTCTCAACTGAATCGTAGATAATTCTACCATTTTGGTCTTCAACTAATAGCATATCTGTTAAAGTGTCTTCTGTAGTAAAGAATGTAGGTCTTCCACTACCTTTATAGTTCTTACGAGCTTTAATAGCAGCACGAATAACACCTTTAGTTACAGAATCATTTTCAGAATGACTATTATTAGGATCATTATAATCAACACCATCAGTAACAGTATACTTAATAGTATAGATATCATCATCTGTTAAAATAGGTCTAATATTTTGTTCATTAATTTTATATGGATCTGAAACGTCACGTCCATCACCTAATAACATAGCCAATGCTAATTCTTTATTAAGTAATTTTCTCATTTCACGTTTTTGCCATGCAACAATATCAAAATCAGTGATATCAATTACATCATCACGATCTATATCATTTTTGATATAAACAGTGGTAGGTGTAGTTACACGGTTTAATAATGCCATAGCAATATTAACTTTTTTAGTACCTTTAACATAACCTTTAGCTCTAGCTGTTTCTTCATTCATTCTTCCAAGAGTATTTTTAACTCTAGAGAATGGTGAATGTTTAACTTCAGCCATAACTTTTCCAACCCAGCTATTATCTTTTTCAATAAGTCTAGGTTCTTTATCTAAATTTTTAGCATCTGGAAATAATACTGAGAAATCATTATCTGTTCCCCATTCTAATCCAGCTTCTTCAGCATGAGCAATGAAACTTTCTTTCATTGAACCATACTTTTTTGCATCAGCGATAGCATCAGCAATAATTTCAGAATGCATAATTACATCCTTTTCTTCTTTTGCATCGTTTTCGAATACATTATGTTTCATATTATCCTCTCCTTCTTTTTCATTTTTTTCTTTGTCACCTTCTAATACAGCTCCAATAATTGAATACATAGCATCTTTTTGTTCTTCAGACATTGAAGAAACAGCTGTTTTTATAAAAGCTTTTTCCTCATCATTTTCTAATTTTTCATCACCACTAGCTAAACCTATTAAAAGATTTGTGGCTTTCTTTTGATCTTCATTAAAAGATTCAAAAATCTCTTTTATAGTTTTATCATCAGAATGATTTAACTCTTCATTATTAGCATCTGTATTTTCAGATTCTTTCTTTTCATCGTCAACATTAGTGTTAACGTCATCTACTTTCTTATCTTCTTTAACTTCCTCGTTCACGTTCTCACCTCCTTCTTTAGCATTATCGGTTTCTTTCTTATCTTCCTCGCTAGCAATTTTAATAATTTCATCAGTATATATAGTTCCTTCTTCCTCTTCTTCTGAAGATTCATCATTATGAACTATAACTGAATCTATGAAAGCACCAGGATTAGCTCCGGCTAATACTAAACTAACTTCACGAATACATCCATGAACAACATTATTCATTTCAGATTTTAATTTGTTAGCATATATAGATAATTTATCGACATCACCATTTAATACTAAAGATTTTGCAGTTTGACCAGATTCCGTATCATTAAATTTACAATAAGCGTAAACTCCTTCATCTCTATTTTCCAATAGAGCATGACCCAATACTTCATTTGGATCATCATGTTGATGGTTCCAAACAAGTGGTACTTTTTGACCATCATTTTGTTTGAATGCATCTTTCATGATAGTTCTACCATCGGAACATTGAATGTTATTTCTGGTAGCCCATCCACTAAAATCATATTCCATTTTTCTCCTCCTTATGAATTTTCATCTAAAATGTCGGTATAGTCTTTTTCTAATTCTTCATCTTCTAACTCATTTTGATTTTCTACTCCAAATTCTCTATCTTTCGGTTGAGAAATATTAGCGTTAACCAATTGATCAGCTTTAGGATCATTAGATGGAGTTCTACCAACAATTTGTCTAATTTCGTTAGATGTTAATATTTCATTTCTTGTAAATTTATCTGCCATATCAGCAATCTGAGTTACAGGAATTAACTTAAATGGATCTCTGAAGAACAATATCCTTTGTTTTTGAGACCTAGCAGTTTTAGTTAAGAATTTTCTATTCATTTCATCAACTATAGCTGATATAATAGGCTCAATGGTACGTGTATAATAATTATTCATCACATTGTCGTCAGCAGTACCTTCCAAAACGGCTTGCGAAATACCTAACTGGCTATAAAGCATACTCGTTAAATATTCAATTTGTTTCATAAGGTTGTTTTCAACAGGTCTGTTTAATTGAGTAATTTTTTCAGTACCATCAGTATAAGCTATACCATACTTTGAACCCGTCAATTGTCTCTCTATTTCAGCTCTTCTTTCATTAGCTTGTTGTTTTCTTAATTCTGATTTAACTACATACGGTAACTGAATAATTAAGTCTAATTTACCAGAGCTGTTTTGTTCATCTATTGAGTCTAACAATATTAGTTTTCGAATAAGTCTTTGTAATGTTGAATTGGGTTCATTCATTATTGCATACAAAGGATTTTCAATTATAGCAACATTTTTTTTAAGAAGATTTATTTCTTCTCTATGACCAGTTCTATCATTATAAACACTTACTCTAACCATATTAGGATACCATTGTACGACTCTTCCAGTTCTCATCGTTAATATGTCATATGAATTATTTTCATTCGGATCAACACTAGTATCAACAGGCACTAAAACCACAACACCATTATCAAGCATTGAAATAACAGCATCCTGTAAAAAAGCTCTACCAGTTTGATCCATGTTTGCTTCTACATTAAAACAATTATGTAATCCAGAATCTTCAATAACTTCTTGAAATCTATCTTGATCATCTAATCTGCAATGTTTAATATCTATAGAAGCTACATCCATAGCTATTCTATTAATAATTGAAGTTATAATAGAACGTTCATTACCCCTAGTTAACCTAGGACGGTCTGGCTTATTATAATAGCCAACTGAGGAATAATTATTAATAGAATTGTTTTGGTTAAAGAATGCATTCCAAGCTTTTTTTAACCTTTGTCCAATACTAGAATTCATGTTAAATCCTCCTTTATCTACATAATAAATAGATTAGCATATTCGCGTCCTGCTTTA